TCCATATTAATTACATCTCTAAATATATTCTTAAAAAAGATATTGATGAAACTAAACGACAATTAGATATTTTAATCTCTGAAGGTTATGTTAAAGAAAGTAAGTTAAGTCAAGGTTATTATGTTGCTGTCTAAAAAAACATACCACATCGGTTATCGTTGTAGTCAGACCGTGATTAAGTTTTTTAAGAGCTCCATTTTATATAGTACTTCACCATCCGGATGGTCTATTAGTTTTAATAATGGAATTGGTGTTAATGTTACAACAAAACCTTTATTCTCGGTTAGAAATGGGTATAAAAAAAGTATTAAGTTAGGAAAATATTATATAGTAAAATTATGAGTGAAAACAAAGAAATGGTTAACCACCCGGAACATTACGGTGGTCAGGACAATCCATATGAGGTTGTAAAAGTATGTGAGGCTTGGGGTCTTGATAAAGATGCTTATATATTCAATGTTGTAAAATATGTTGCAAGAGCCGGTAAGAAAGATACAGATAAAGAACTTCAGGATATGAAAAAAGCGTTATGGTATTTGAATCGTAAAATTGAACGTCTTGAGAGTAACGGTTGATATTGATGAATACGCGGAAGGTGCGGTTCTATTGAATGGGTTAGAAAGTGCAATCGTTGGGATTGTCGAGGACTTCGGTTCTCCGGGAAGAAAGATGTTATATTCCAAACAAGGAATATTAAATATACTACAAGAAAGAGACCTGATGACTATGGGTGAAGCGGAAGAGTTTTACGATTATAATATATTAGGGTTACACGCGGGTGAACAAAACGCTGTGTTTTTAGATTTAGAAATAACACCAATAAAAAAAGAAGATGGTTGGGAATACCAACTGAAAGAATAATATGGCAAATACAATGACAACCTATCTTAAGATTCAGAATCTTAACGAAGAAAACTATTCAAAGTTTAGTGAATTATTTAAAACGGAAAATGAGAATAGTTCTTATGTAGAATTAATTAATCATTTCAATAAATTATTTGACGAACAATTCAATGATTCGGATAATGTTATCAGTCGAGATTTTATGGACCAAAATATTGGTTCAAAATGGATTACTGTTGAATTTGGTGATGATGGATATAGTTCCGAAGTTGAGGTAATCATTGAAAGTGCATGGAGTGTTCCAACAGAATATCTTCAAAAAGTTAGAGATGTGTTAACAGAATGGAATGAAGACATAACTTTATCAGGGACTTATGAAGATGAGGGTTATTCACCAATTGGTGCGTTTGTTTATGCGTTTGATTATGATGATATTGAAGATTATGATGAAGAGGTTAGTTTTGATGAAATGATGGACGATGATGATTACAACGAAAGAGTGTATAGTGAATTATATTCTTTAAGAGATGGTTTATATGAAGCATATCTTGAAGTAAAAAAAGAAAGAGAAGAAGATGATAGAAACGGGTAAGATTATAAATGGGGATTGTATTGAGGTAATGAAAACATTTCCTGAAGGGTCAATCGATTTAGTTGTTACATCACCACCCTATAATGTAAACATATCTTATGATGTTCATAAGGATGATTTACCAATGGATGAGTATTACGAGTGGACAAAGGATTGGTTGAGAGAGGCGTTCCGAGTATTAAAAGACGATGGTAGAATCGCTGTGAATGTTCCTAATGAATTAAATGTTCAAGAAAGAGGTGGTAGAATATTATTTGTTGCTGAGTTTTGGATGATGATGAAAGAGGTAGGGTTTAAATTTAGTGGGTTAGTTGACCTAACTGAAGATAGTCCTCATAGAGTTAGACAAACGGCTTGGGGTTCTTGGATGAGTGCGTCAGCACCATACATATATAACCCAAAAGAGTGTATTATATTAGCTTATAAGAAAAGTAATAAGAAACTGACCAAAGGAGAATCACAATGGAAAGGTGTTCCAACAGATATTGAACAACCTGATGGGTCTATCAAAAACAAAATGGTGTACCAAGACGAAGACAAAAAAGAGTTTATGAACTTGGTATTTGGACGATGGGAATATTTTGCTGATACTAGGTCATTAACTAAAGCTACATTCTCAATGGATATTCCATCAAAGGCGATTAAGATATTAACTTACAAGAATGATATTGTGCTTGACCCTTTTATGGGTAGTGGAACTTCAGCGTTCGCTGCGGAACTATTAGACCGTAGATGGTTGGGAATCGAGTTATCACCGGATTATACGGAGATTGCTAGAAAAAGAGTTCAAGCTTTAATTGACGAGAGAAGACAAACAAAATTAGAATTAAAAGAAGAGGATAATTAATCCTCTTTTTTTATGTCGTAATAAAATGAATTAGTGTCTTCACTAACCCATCGGTCAGATTGATTCTCAACTGATGGTAGGTCCGTATCAACTTTAAATTGTTTCAAGTTATCCGGTAATTTTTTAGTTACCCAATTACTGTCTTTCCAAAAGATTCTATTGTTTGGTTGACATAAAAGATATCCGTCATCACCACTAAATATGTGGCCACATTTATAATCGGATGGTTCATCACTATATGGGTTATTAAACCAATCCACTGTGAACATATATGTTCCCCACACTTTAGTTCCGCATCTCAATACTATTTCAGCTCTATGATAAGCTAAAAAATCATATTCAGTTATGGTAACATTTTCTGAAAAACAATCCCAAAGTTGTTTATAGTTAAACGGAATATCGTTGGTAGGTTCTTTTGTGTATATTTCAGATATTGGAACTCGACTTCTAACCATACCGTCATCGGTCATTACGTGAAAAGTTAAGATAACTCCTGATACTGATTGAATACCAAAACAATATATGTTAAGGAAAACATTTTTATCTTCTTCATTTTTGGTAAAATGAAATTTTCTTACTAAAGCTTTAAAGCTTGGGATGTTTGAATTTAATGTACTCATATTACAAAAATAATTGAAGTTAATACAAAGGGAAGTGTTTAAATCTTTTACGTTATATTTATAAATAAAACATTTATTATGACAAAAAGATTTATTATTACTGAAGAAGAAAAAGATGATATCCTTTCTAAATATGGTTTAGTTAGTGAGCAAATGAACCAACAAAAGGCGGTTGATACTCAAATGGAAAAAATTAAACCTGAAACGGGTGGTAAATATTGTTTTGGTGACCCAAAACGACTTCAATCGGCTTATGGTTATAATGTTAAATTATATAAAGTTAAATCAGGTGATACATTGAGTGATATTGCTTCAAAACATCCTGGTGTTACTGACGTTGATGACCTTATTAGAATCAACAAAGGTTGTTCGGTAAGTAAAGGTTTGAAAAGTGGTGATGTAATTGCGATTGTGATGATGCCTTCAATGTAATATGAAAAAACTTATAAAAGAAAGTGGGATAAGAGATATTAACGCTCTTGCTAAACGATATCCCAAAGCGGAAATATATTTTCACCAAGATTTAGATGGTGTAACTACAGCTATTGCTATGAGAGAATATCTTGAAAACAATGGTATTAAAGTTGTAGGTGCACACGTCATTCAATATGGTGATAAAGAATTTGCTGTAAAGAAGAATGACGCTAAAGGTGATGTGATGCCGGTCTTGGTTGATTTTGCTCACGGAAAACCAATGTTTGTTATTCATACTGACCACCACGATAGACAAGCTGGTGCGGAAGACACAAAATCAACTTCTTTTAGACAATCTCGTTCCAATGTTGAAACCATCTCACAGGTCGTTTCACCAAAGGAATTATTTCCATCTTCAGATATTTTATTGATATCAACTGTGGATTCTGCAAACTACGCGGTAAACAATATTACGGTTGACCAAGTTATTTCTTATTTATTTAGATTAGATAAGGACAAATCATTGGAGAAAAATAAAATGTTAATGGGTTTGGTTGTTAACAAATTATTATTGGCGTTTAAAAACAAGCCAGGGTTTTTAGAAACATTGGTTATGGAATGTTCACCATCATTATTGAATATCCTAAACACCATTAAAAGAATAATGGTTGAAAAAGGTTATGCAAAACCGGAGGAACTTGAAAAGAACAAAGAGGATTACGTTAAGTCAATGCAGACCAACCCAAATGTTAAAGTAATGGATAACGTTATTGTTCAATATGGTGGTGGGTCAATGTTTAAACCGGGTTCTTATGATAGATATACGCCATTTAAAAACAACCCTGAAGCTGATTTTATTGTTATTGCTTGGCCTTTAGGGTTAGTTCAAGCATCTTGTAATCCATTCAAAGGTGAGAGACAATTAAAAGGTGTTAATTTAGGTGAGATTGCTCAAGAAGTATTATCTAAATGGGAGGACCAATTAAAACAAAGAGAAATACCATTGTCAACTATTAAATGGGTTTCGGAATCTTCAAAAGATTTTAATCAGGAATCGACAGGGTTTACGTTTAAAGATTTTGTTGCTTTGTATGGTAAAGAATATAAGACAATGGAAGATGGTAGAGAAAAATTATATCACATTGGTGAAATGATGGAAATGCCTTTTTCTGAATTACCTGAAGAACATAGAAAAATGTTGGATGACATTAAAGTTAACGCTTGGGATTTTATTCAATCAAATAGTGGGGGACACAAATGTATTACAAACATATCCGGGTTAAACTTTATGGGTAGAAGTACTAGACCACCAAAAGGTAGTACTAGATATAATGAAGCTGAAGATTCACCTTCAGTTAAGTTTACCAAAATGATTCAGAATGAGTTTGTGAAAGTATTACAGGAAAAGATAAATCAATCGTAATGAACGATTGTATCACCGGATTTAATACCTAACTTTTTGCAAGTTCCACCTTGGACTTCAAGTATCATATCACCTTCACCACAATAATTTTCACAATCCTTTGTTTTACAGGGGGGACAGTTGTGGTGAATTTTTGTTATAACATCATCTTCAATGAAGATTATATCAAGATTAGTTATACAATTTTTCATCCAAAAGCAGTGTTGACCTTCAGACATAATAAATAACATACCATTAAAGGTATCGTCAAATTTTTTGTTCATCATCCCTTCACTAGTGTCTTTGGATGACATAACAGTTTTGACTTTAAATTTATTTTTGTTTATAGTTAAATTCATATACTTATAAATACGCAAAAAAATATAAAATGAAAGAAGTAAAAAGATATTCCGGTGTAATTGTTAAATGTGGTGACGAAGTGTTACTATGTAAAAGAAATGCTACTGATTCTTTACCGGGTCAATGGAGTATACCTTGTGGACACTTGGAAAAGGGCGAGCATCCAATGAATGGTG